GGAACAACTGGGTTAGGACCACCTTCAGCGGGTGTATTAGGGGGTGGATTTCTACCCTCTGCATATCCACTTGCAGCAAGATTACCAGGTGTATTGTTTGTGACTCTATTGTCACCTATCTTTGCGGATAATGGAACCTGAACATTATGTCCAAGCACACCCATGATGACTGGTATTTGCTGTTCTTGTCCGTCAAGGAAGAACCCAAATACCATCGTGCCTTGTCTAAGGTTTGATGTATGACTAGAGGAGGTTTGTCCACCTCCACCAGTCACAGGATACATGATTTGTGCCCA